GCTCAAATGTGGTGCCCAGATTGTCATACCGCATTTGATTGGCGTACAGGTGAAATTGTAACTGGACGTATCCATAATCCACATTACATAGAATTTAAACGAAAAGGTGGAACATCTAGGGAACATGGTGACATTCCATGTGGTGGCATACCCACGTACCGTGAATTAAGGGAGGTTGGTTCATCTAATGATATAATGAATTTAGCCTCGTATATATTCTTTGCGGAACGTGAAAATATCTACATAGACATAGAACCTGTAAATAATCTAAGTCTCCGGGTGTCTTATATGTTAAATGAACTAGATGAGAACGATTTTAAGGTTTTCTTACAAAGACAGGAAAAATTCAAAGACAAGATGAGAGATCTATCAAACATATACGAGATGTTGACTCATTCTGGTGGTGACCTTCTTAGACAATTTATTCTTGATACAGAACGTGAAACTGAAATCATTGATATGATAAAGAAGTTATTTTCGTATGCGAACGAAGTTTTCACTAATATTCGTACAAGATACAACTGTGTAACACCCAAAAATTTTTATCTGTAAATATTAAGATGAGGGGTAAATTAATTGTGGTCGTACTCATTCTACTCATCATATACTTGTTACCAAGTTATCCAAAACCCAGAGTAATGAGAAACTTTCTATCGGAGTCGGAAAGGCGTCATATCATAAGTGAAGCTACAAATAAACTTGAAACGTCCACAATCTCACATAGTAAAACGGTGGACGAGAACATTCGTAAGAGTGAAACTGCGTGGTTAGATAAAGATGATAAGGTCGTCCGTAACGTGATAAATAGATGTTTGAAACATACAGATAGACCTATAACCAATTGTGAAAAGTTACAGGTACTTAAGTATAAATCTGGTGGTCATTACAAACCACACCAAGACGCATTCAAAGATGATGATAACATGAGAGTACACACTTTCATTATGGCACTAAATGATGGATATAGAGGTGGTGAAACTGTATTTCCAAATCTTAACAAGTCCTATAAACTTAATGCTGGTGATGTACTCTTTTTTGACACACTAGATAACTATAATTTCATAACATCCAAAGCTTTACATGGTGGGAAACCTGTAGAGTCTGGTGATAAATGGATTTGTAATTTATGGGTGAGAAAACACCCTTACTCTATATAAATTGTTTCTTCGTCTTACCGTCATACGGATTTACCAAACCTGAATTAATCATGATATCATTTACTGATGTTGGGTCTATTACATCACATGATGGTTTAGTTTTGAATACATTAACTAGGGTTCTGCCATACTTATCATTCCCGTAACACTCTACCCATACCCACCCATTGACTTTATTTCTACACATGAATGGATTCCACCATTGATGTGGTGCAGAAGAATCAAACCCCAACTCCTCCTTGAACATCTCTCGTGCTAGAATAGCATCTTGTATATATCGTTCCCTATTATCAATTATCAACCGTGGTTTCATCTCAGGGGCGTCATATCCAAGAGTTCTAAAGATAAATTTCTTGACCCGCCCATGAAGAATGAGGCACGCCTTAAAAGTATCCCCGTCGTATACACTAGTTATTCTAGCGTAACCTCTGTAGTTATTTAGACTAAAAACTGGAATAGAATCATCCACTTTTGATAGCCGTCTCTTAGTCAGACAGTCAAACATCTTAACAGACCATATTATTAATTCTTTAAACTTCTAAGATTTTCTCCGCGAGTCCAAGATTTCTGAATATATCTCAGATTATGACCACGGTACCATAGTTTTTCACCAGAAACACGAACGGGTGCTTTCCTAACCACCTTTTTACCGAAAATTCTAAAGAACGAAGTAAAACTCATTTATACGTTTTATCTTCTTCTTCTTTAATTTAGTTTTCATTCTTCTCCGTTTACGATTACGACGTTTTTGTTTTTTTATGACTGTTTCTTCAATTTTTACTACCATGTATAGACGGGGACGAATTTTAAATGGGAATTTTATCTTTAACCGCCGTCTACATAACATACTTGTGTATATATATCAAAACTTTAATATGTTGCTTATTATAGATGAGTTCATACCTTGATTTACCGACATATAATTATGGTAATATGACACCAGAGGAAAAGAATTCCCTACTTGTGGGGAACATCAAAGAACCAACGGTAATACGTGGAATGTATCAACCTAAAGCGATGAAGATGAACATTAGTCAAATAGTCCGTATGTTTGGAAATGTTTCTTTACCCATTGAAATTTATGATACACCTGAAATAGATACCACTTCAGCGGATATGGGTAAAAGTACTTTACCAAAACTATTCAAACACTGGAAACAAGATCTGTTACCTCGTTTATACTGTGCAGAAGTTGATCTATTTGAACAGAAATTACCAACAAAATTACTCGAATCACTAAAAAATCCAAATACCGACCCTAAAGAGGTTGAGGCACTTATGTTGTATTTAGGAAAAGATCACGCGAGTGGTTTACATTTACACGTGAATTCAGATTTTGTACTGAATCAGTTATTTGGAAGTAAAACGGTTTATATTTTTAACAATTATGATAACCCAAATATTCACAAAAACAGCACCTTTCACATGAGTAAATCTAATTTTGCTAGGGAGGATTTCTTTAGATTAGACCATAGCAAAATGAAAATATATAAAGTAACTCTTCAACCCGGTGACAGTCTTATGATCCCACCATGGTCATGGCATGCTACACAGGGACATGGTATAAATATGTCTCTCACTCAGATTTTTAGTAGAAGTGATCTTACATATTTACTAACCAATCCAAATCTGATATTAGATTACGTAATTGAAGATGAACTCGCACTTTTTTCCATTTTAATCATTATTATTGTGATTTATTATATGCGAAGACAAAAGCGTTAAAGTGTGATTTCACCACGCTCAATAAGCTTCTTACGATTCTCGAGATGAAGTCCTTCGACGAGGGCCTTATTTTCAGCCCCGTATGGAACCGCGTATCCCTCATCAACTAGCCACTTGTTCACATTGGTCCACACACCATCCTCGGAAACCCAAACCTCTGCGAGAACACGACCAAACTTACCCCTGGAATCAGCCTCTGGGCATCTGAGTTCGATTTCAACATCATCCTTCTCAGATGCGACAGCCTTTAGACACCATTCCTTGAGCTTCTTCTTCGAGAGGAGACCGAACTTCTTCTCTTCGGAGTCACGAGTTCTGGACTCTGGTGTATCAATCCCTAGAAGGCGAACACGCTGCTTTGTACACACATCAAAACCTAGATCAATGTTTACATCAATTGTGTCACCATCGACAACCCTCTCAAGGGAAGAGACTCGATACTTGAAATCACAGGCTTCAACGTTATAGGGCATCCTATAATTATATATGGACTTAAAACTTTAATACCTTCATATACTAAATGAGATGTGTAGCCACCTTCTCCGAAAACAGTCTTTACAAGATTAAACTAGCAAAGACTCGTAAGAATGTCCTCGAGTCTATGTACCAGCGACCAAGTATCGCAGAGGTGAGGCCAATCAGAGAGAATCTGAGACTTCGTTTACGCTTCACAGAAGCGATAAAAGAAGCACAGGAGATGTGTGAAATAGATAAGAATTCATCTGAGTGTCATTGGGCTTGGTATGAAGTGGATGAATTAGAAGATGCTATACTACGTCTATATCCCGATAGACGGTAACAATAGGAGGTTCATCATCATATGAATAATAACGAATTGATACTCCATACAATTTCAACATTTCTGGATCAATGTACTCATTAATTTCTCTTTTCCAGTTTTTTACAGTGGTTTGAAAATATTCAATTCCATTATCTGAAAATACACAAATGCGCATAAACGGCTTACTACGCACCTTTCTCATATATTCGTGTACAGCCTCGGGCAAAGGTGATGCTCTCATGTACGCCGATTTAAGGATATTAATAACGTAATATCCATGTGAATCACAAATTATATTGACTTGCATTTCAGGAAACCCTTTGATATACGCGTCAAAATCTGCATTACTGGGAAGAGTTGCGAATATCGGTGTGTTTTGACACACGGTCCCATCGTGGTGACCTATACCTGGATGTGTATGAAATGACATTTCAGAATACCAAACTTTATCAATTTCAGGACCTTCTACACGATTTCGTTTTTTTGATGTAACGATACTTGGTTTACTAAACTTGAAATTTTTATACTCAATATTACCTGCAAATTCCCATTGTTTGGAAGAAGATAACTTACTCACTTCTTTCAAATCGTGAACGACTTCACGGGAAAGTTTTATTCTCTTCTTTCTTATCGCCATATTTGGGCGCATGAGTCTAAATTTCATTGACACTACCTGTTATACACTGAGAATTTATCGCAGTTTGTTTTTAAATACAATCACTTAGTTTTATTCTTGGACACAACCAAACTTTTAATTTCGGGAGGGAAATTTAAGAAGTATTTTCTTCTGGAAGTAGAATCCTGTGCCGCAAAACGAGTTATTCCATTGATGTTCTCTCCAGCTATGAGGGCACGAATGTAATCCATGAAAGTAACGTAGAAGGTTGTGCAGACACCCCTATTATTGTCCGCTTGTAAATTGGGACCATTGTAGTATCTAACCGCGAAGTTTGAACCCCATAAATCCTTAATGATTGGTACTACCTTTTGACGCATAGTTGTACCCCAAATAGAACTCTTGGAGGCCTGACCATGGGGGTCAAATACCCACATTCTAAATTCATTTGTATAAACACCGGGATCAACTAAGACACTAATTGCGTGTGCCTTGTCCACATCCCGTATACCAACCATGAAGAAGTGAACTTGCTTACTCACGGAAATTCTAGAAGATGTGTTTGCCGCACCACGTCTGTTCAATATTTTGGATATATTCTTCAATATACCGTATTGATCGGTGGCAATGGTGTAGTCTAGGAAAGCTGAAACTACATTCGCGTTGTCAAATCTTTCTTGTGCTCTTTGCATGTATCGTGGAATACCCGCGTATCCACACCCCATGCCCCCACCACCAATATTTATATTGGGTAGATTCACCTGTCTCTTCCTATATCCCTTAGCTTGATTATTGTTACTGTTACTGTTACTATTAGCACTTTTACGCTTCTTCTTGCGGATAGGTGCCACATTAGCCATGACGACATTTCCATTGTTATTTTTGTTCGTCAAATTGAGTTTATTTATCCGGTTTGTAATTCTGTTAACATTGATTGCTGTGATATTTTTCAATAACTGATTAGCTTCGTTCGCCAATCTCTTAGTCTTTTCTTCCTTGTACTTTGGGATCTTGGACTTGTTGAGTTCTTTCCAAGCCTTTTGAATTTTCTTGGCAGCTGTCTGGTGACGCTCAGACGTAATAGGGGTATTTTTTAGCCTTTTCAATGCTCGCTCCAACTTGAAGCGTCCAGTATTCAACGCAGCCTTACGACTTACATTACGTAAGTTGCGTTTCATCCTTTCTAACGCGTTATTGTTCTGGGACATCTTAACATATATAGAGAAAATTAAACATTTCTTTATAGATGACGTCTATAAATATAGAAGATATGATGAAGGAGATATATTCTGAACTGGGTCCTGGTTACAGTGAGAGAGTATATCACAATGCTGCCGAAGTGTATCTAAGGGAGAAAAGAGTTCCATATGAATCTGAGAGACATATATTGGTCAGGTTTAGGGGTCATGTAGTTGGACAGTTGAGAGCCGATATTATCATAGATGACACTACAATAGTAGAATTAAAAGCTATTAGGGCTCTGACTGATGGGATGGAGTTACAAGCTCAAAAATATCTTGACTTGACAGGACTGAGGACGGCGTATCTGGTGAACTTCCCTCTTCAACCGGGTCGGGAGGTTGAGGTTCGAAAGATTGAAGTAAAGTCATCAGAGGGAGAACTTTCCAAAGCGTTTGATAAAATGTACGAGCATCATCGTAATGTGTCTGCGGATTTAACACAGCTCCTTCCAACAGTTCGTGCACCAGTTTTAGATGATGTTTAACTTGATCTACACAGTGCTGAACCGCTGGATCTTCATGTGTACACTCTAGATAAGAAAGTACACGTGGGCGCGCATTTTCAAATTCATAAAGTGCGAAAAGGAGTTGTTCGTCGTTGGATGTCATTGTTTATGTTTGTAATTTATCCTTTAATCCTAGACTTAAGTGCGAAAAAGATAATCCAAGCCATAAGAACATCAACACTATAGTGCGCCCTCGTAGAAATTGTCGTGAGGGATGAAAGTATGGGGTAAATTGGGAACATACCATTCTTCAAGAAGTACGAAGTGACTATATTGAAAGTGGTGTGTCCAGAGAACATGTAATCGTTACAGTTGGAAAGTGGACTACCCTCGTTACATGGTTTAGACTTTGCACGAGGGAATTGGGTCACGACATTTGAGAGAGCCCTCATGAAATACATAGTTGTGAGGAAGGATATGTACCCATTTTGGTTAATCTTGTTCCAATTAAGAACCAAAAGAACGAGTGGTACAATCAACGTCACATCATGAAGTACTTCATACTTGGTAAGGTCTGGTAAGAAATCAAATCCAACATCTCTAATTTTTCCACCAAAACCCTCACCCCTTACCCTAGATATGAATCTTCCAACAAGGGTGTTTAACAAAAGTGCTAATCCTAAGAGTAACCACATTAATATATTTCAATATTATTTTTTCGAAAAATCTTTTTTAGAAGATAAAGATCTTTTTCTACATCAACTTTTTCTTAACCCAATTCCTGTCCTCTTTAAAAATTCCGGAAAGTTTCGGATCCTTGTTTTTAAAAAGAATCACGAGTGCATGAAGTCTTCGAAATAAACGTAATGGTGGTTCACCTGAACGGAAAACCCGCATCAACGCACGATGTCTAGAAAGTTTGGTCTTTTTCTTGACATCTACGTATCCATGTTGACTGAGATACCCATTGGTACTGAGCATAAAAATCACTGCCATCTACTATACTGTGGGAATAAATTCCCATTTGAGGTCATGACAGATTTTCTTCCATATGACATCTTGTTGATACAACTTCTCTTTTGATTTTAGGAGTGGGAAATACTGTAGATAAATATCCTCTGAAAGAAGTTCACAAAACTTGTAGAGTACGTATGAGTAACTCAAAAAGTTTTTGCGTTCAGTCGGACAATTGTCGTCAAAAGGTCTTTGAATATCCTTGAACATTAAACGTAGGCATTCCTCCAATTCCGTGGGCATATTTGGAGGTTTGATTCCATTTAGTATATTTGTGATGTATGGTACATGCTCATAGTACTTGTTGAGACGAAGCTTTTTAAGAAGCCCCCGAATTTTTGCGTGGGTAATATCCTCTAGATTTTTGATTTTCATCTTCTTGAGTTCTGATCTAAGTTGTTCCATAACTTCGGGTGGTATAGTTGTGGTTTCTTGTGCTTGGAATTGTGACAGCCACTCGTTAAAGTGATTCTCTCTCTTGTATGAATAGTTTACGATCTTCTCAGATGTCTCCTGTTCTTCGCGATAGGTAAGTTCTTCGTTTATATGAGCTGCGACAACTCTACCACAACCATCACATATCAAATCACTTGTATTTTGAACAAGAATAATGTTACTGTATTCACAGTGTGAACACATTTCAATTGTACGTTCCACTGGTCTATATATGTTCTTCTTCTCCACCTCAACTAGATAATCAGTGAAAATATCTTTTCTAGCTAGACCAACAGTTTCTTTCAGGTTAAACACGTTATCTGTGTGTGTTGTTTCTATCTCATCAGTCATATGTCTTTCAATAAAAGGCATACACTTTATCATGTAATCAGACATATCTCTTTCATACTTGGATTTATTCTTAGGATCATTCTTAATGAGCTCGGTCCACTCTTCTATTTTGTTGTTATATCTACTTAAAAAATTACCTTCCATTCTTATATAAGGATGTTGGTCAAACTTTTAAGTAACCTTTATTTCTTTTATAAAAAACTTGTTACTCCAAATGATTACAGTATTGTGTCAGAGGAAATTGAATACACAATAAACACTGATATGAAATATTTAGTGGAGGATGAGTTTTGGGAAAAGGAAAGTAAGGATTGGGATGGTATATTGGATAACTTCTATATAGATGTCACAGGTGAAGACTTTAGAAATACAACGATACCACAAAACGTTGAGCACATCATTCTACGAATTAAATATTATTTCAACGGTAAGATATACAGTGTTGTATCCAATGACATCAACTTTACACCAGGTGAAGAAGAACAAACAGGTATGACATTTAATATCCCTTTGAGTAGTGCTTGGATAGTTGACCATGATGATAAGCCAATTAGAAACATTACTGAAAAGGTGAAACGGTATGCCGGTCCTAGGAATGATTTCCATGGACAAAAGGTTTCACTGACTGATTTTTTATATTATGAACCCGAATACCTAAAGGATGAATTACCCAGAATCATTTTGATGAATGGAATAGGTATGAAAAAGGTGATCCAAACAACAAGTGGATTTACTACTGATCTTCGGCTACCTTAGTAGCTAGGTAAAATTTAAGTTCTCCCAAATTAGCGACATTATATTTCAAGATTAGGAATCTATTACCCGTTTCTTGTATAATTTGCACAGACGCACACATACTCGTCGCCTTTGTAAAGATATTCAAGTATTTTAGACTGTATAA